GCTCTGTGGGTGGTGGTGTTGGTGCCTACAGAGCGGACATCACCCCAATAGCCACCAACACCACCACCCACAGAGCTGAGAAAAGCGTTTTCAGTGTAGTGGCCTGTGATTCCAAGCCTGCTATCGTCCACATAATTAAGAAAGCAAGAAATAGGTAGCCCACGTTTTGTTCCTCCGTTAGATAATATTGGTGTGCTGAACATAAACCACAACTTACTTGCATAGTCGTAGAGTCTTTGTGCGTGGGCTTCATCGTCTGCAAATGCTTCTGCTGCACGAGCAAAAGCCTGCTGAGGAGAGCCTTCTCCTCCTACAAGATAGCGATCTTGTAATGTTTTAATACTAAACTCTGAGAGATAACGATCTCTACGAAAATCAATTTCTATATTCATTTATTACTCGCTCAATATCAATAATATTGTCCTGGCCTATTGCATCATCGCAAAAGGTCATTAAATCCATTAACTCGTAGTTTACGAGTAATTGTTCACCATTCGCATTCAATTCTTGAATGTATTTGTACTTACTATCAATTGGTAGTGCTTCGTAGATATCCCAATCAGTGCCATAGTCTTGAATAAGTTGTACTGCACGTTTTGGACCAATCCCAGGAATCCCTGCTACGTTGTCGCCTTTATCTCCTGTGAGACACTTCATTGAAATGTACTCGTGAGGGGCAACATCATAGTGTTCACTCCAATTGTCTAATCTCACTTCTCTTCTTGTGACGTAGGAGAAGCGTCCTACTTTTTCTTGAATCAATAGATCCCAGTCACGATCACTTGAAATTAACCAAATATACTCTAAATTGTACTTGTTTTTGTACTTTACAAGATGCGCAGCAAGGTCGTCGGCCTCTACACCCTTATATCTAAGGACTGGGTAGTCTTCTGCGAGGAGGTCGAGACTTGCTTCGAACTCTTCAAAAAATTCTTCAAAGGCGATCCTTTTGGCTTCTGATTGTTCAGCGAACTTATCTTTTCGATTCTGCTTATACTCGGGCGAGATGCCTTTGCGATAAGTTGATGACCCCCAATCTGAGGTAACGATAATGTTTTTACAATCATAAGACTTTGCCAGACTTTTTACTGTGCTTTGATAGTCATATCGAAAGTCTGTACGACCTTGATGTTTCCATCTAAAAGCAAGATTTAGCGCATCTACAACTAGAGTAGAGTTGGCATCACTGACCATTTTATCTGTCAAGTTAAACGCCACTTATAAACTCCACTTTTTCTTCTTTAAGCCATTCATCTGCAAGCAGAATATAACAGCCTAGCCACTCTATATACATCCAGTGGTCTGTGAATTCCGGAAGAATGTCAGTAACAACAAATACCGCTGACCGATTATATTTAAAGAACAACAAAGGCTCCTGGTTTCCGCCTTCTGCTTGTTGTTGTACTTTCTTCCACCATTTAATTAAATTATTTGTTCTTGGGGCTGTGAATACTTTATCACTTAAAGGAGAATTCTCATAGTTTTTTACTTCTATACAGAACCTATTTTTTGCGTGAGGCACATACAGGTCTCCTTTCAAATAATCAAGAGCGCCGGAAGAAGGCACTCTCTCAAACTGTAAACCTGTAGCATCTCGAAGCATATCCCTTACTAGATACTCTCCACGAGCTCCCTTTGCTCTACTATCAACCATCTGACCCCATTAATATTTCACCAAGTTGATCTAATTTTTCTTGATACTCTGCTGCTTTTGCCAGCTCTTCTTCGATTGCTCCAAGAATATCTGGGTGCTCACCTATCCCTACGGGACTTTGCAAATATATCCTCACATTGGCTTGGTGATACTTCACCTTCCCCGTCAGATAGCTCATCATGCTGTCTGCTATTACTTTTTTCACTATGTTTCTCCTTGGTCATTTCCCAAATTAGTCTTCGACGATTATTCATCATACGTCTTGCGTGGCCCATTAGTGCTCCAGTCTGCTAACATTACCTGACTTGACTACTTCAACTTTGTCGAGTAGAGGGTGAGTCCATCCATGGCTCACGACATAAGTATTCAAGTCTTCTTCTAAAAGTACCTCTACTAATTTCTCTCGTCCTGTTTCGTCCAGAACATTAATTACTTCATCTAAGAATAGAATGTTGATTTGAGACTTAGATATACTACTCATTAATTTACGTATCGCAATAAGAGTAGCTGTGTTCACCCTTGCCAGCTCTCCACTAGAGAGAGCAAGAATATCCACAATGTTACCATTATCAGTGATTTGAACATTAAGTTTATCATTTGATACTACAAACTCCAGAGTGAAACGACCGTCGGATAATTCTGCTAGATAGTGATTTGTGAGCTCTTCTAACTCTTTTACTAAATTTTCTATCTTATACGCCAATAGTCCATTAGTACTAAACGCTTTCTTCAATACTTCGAGATTACTTACAGTGGCGCTTTCTAAATCTAGAAGCTCATTCAACTCAAATAGCTCTTGTTCAAACTCTTCAGTTTGTTCGAGTACTACTTGGATTCTGGTGTTTCGTTTAGTGATTGCCTCATTTTCTCGTGTGAGTCGAATAAGCTCATCCTTTGCATTCTGTATTCTCTCCTGAATTCCACGAGCCCTACCTTTAAGCTCTTCAGGATCCAGTATAGATGCCGGAAGGTTATTGTCAATGCTTCGAAACAACTCCGACCAATCACTTTCAATTTTTCTTGCATTCTGAAACTTTGCATTGTCTCGTTTAATTTCAGATATTCTTCGTTCAATTTCATCTTGCCTTTCCCTTGCATTAGCAATCTTCATAGCTTCTGCGTCAATTAGCGATTGCTTGAAAGAAGCATCTACATCTTGCTCACAAGTAGGGCAGTGATCTCCTAATTTACCCATCTTGTCTAAAAGTCGCTTTGACCCCGCTACGGCTTGTGACAATTGCCCTGCTTCTGTTTGCAGATCGTCATATGATTGTATTTCTGATACTTCACAATCTCGTGCTTCTTCAATTCTTATCTCAGCCAGCATTTGTTTAAAAGTATTATTCTGAGAAATCTTTTTATTTTTCTCAGAAATATTTTTAATTTCGATCATAAGAGCAGCGAGCTCTTGTTCGTCTTCTATGGTCTCAATAGAAATTTCAGACACGGGCAGTATGGATGTATCACTCAATTTGTTACTTGCTAACCACTTTTCAATTGTTGCTATTTTTGATTCGATACTATTCAGATTCAACGCACTCTTTCGAGCTTCTTCCTTGAATATCTCAAATAGTCTCACATAGCCTTCTAGGTGTAAAAGATCAATGAGAAACTTTTTGCGGTTCGTATCTGTTGCAGTAAGAAACTGTAGACTGCTATTTGTATTTTGATATACCAACTGAGAGAAGGTTTTGAAGTCGATTCCAATAATATCTTGGAGTGTCTTGTATGTATTGGTCGCTGTATGAGAGCTAATATCCTCCCCATTTTCCAGCAACTTAAGCTTAATACTAGACTTCCGATCAATAATGACATCATATCTTTTCTTATCCTTCGTAAACTCAAGATGTATATGATATCCTGCGTTTACATACCTGTTTGGTATATCTGCTTTTTTAATTCCTTTCGAGTTTTTGTTATATAAAGCCTCTTCTATGATTAAGGGTATAGAAGACTTTCCCATACCATTAGTGCCAAGAACTTGTGTTACAGTATTATCACTAAGATCCAGCTCATTATCTGGCCCATAACTAAAACAATTACTCCATTTCAACTTTTGCAGCGTAATCATTAAATATACCTACTATCTGTGGTATCCTTGTTTCTGGTATCTCCAGAATATATGTTAGATACTCTACTAATTCGTCTTGAATGGTCATTTCCTTGTCCATGACAAGTGTAGCTTCACTACTACGTTTAACCACTTTTTTATCTAGCAGCTCTGTGTTTTTGACGTTTGCGAGCTCTTGTATATCCCCTTCAATCTCATAAATCGTATGATGCCAGTCGGTAGGTACCATCTCACTTGGGTCTGTTACCGTCTTACGAATAAGTTGTGGAAGCTCGAAGGCGTCCCACATCCAAGACCAATCATTTGGATTTATTAAGAGGTAGCCGGTCTGTACCTCATTTCGATGAAACGAAGTTGTCATAGGGCTGCCGGGGTATACAATATTACGTTGAGTATTGCTGTGTGCGTGAAGATCGCCTGCAAAAACTACTGGGAAGTCCTCAAATCTGTCTAAGGCCACCTCTGGCTTGACGTGTGGAGGTATTTCACCACGAACATGAGTGAACAAAGGCTTCTTTGTATCAAACAATTCAATAGAGTTTTTACGGTGAAGATCTGCATACGGCAGTACTCCAAACCCAAAGTCATTATCATAATATGATATATCTACTACTTTGACTAGCGGGTTTATATCTTTTGTTACTTTCTTCAATTGTGTGAAGAATGTTTTGTTCTTCTTTGTAGCTTCGTGATTACCGTCATAGATAAGAGTTGGGATACTCACATTCGATATGAATGAAAAGTATAACTCCAACTCTTCCATGTTCGGCAGACGGTCAAATAAATCACCACCAATAATGTGCATATTACACTGTTTTTCAAGACAATGTACTTGCTCAAAGAACTTTTGGTAGCGGTCTATGGCCCACTCACGAGGTACGTTTTTCTGCCCTAGCTTTATGTGCCAATCTGCCGTAAACAGAATCATGACAAGTTGAACTCGTCTTCTAAAGATTCGTCGATATCACCGGCTGCATCTTCACGAATTTCATCGAGAAGACTTTTTTGTGCATCTGGAGTGGGGCGAGGCATAACATCGTCCATAGACTTCAGGTCAGCGATAGCAGTCATTTCTGACGCACTAAGAACACGCTGCTTGCACTTAAGTACCTGTAGTTGGTACTCCACGTTATAAGGGAGAGGACCGGTTTTGACACGCTTGAACTTAACGTCCCAGCCTGTTTCTGGATTAGTAGGATCCCCTAGGTCTTCTGCTGCTGTAAGAATAGCTTCGAATAACTTCTTCTTGAGGTTGATGATTTTTACTTCACCGTTATCAAGACACTGCATAGCGTAGCTCCAGCCACACTTGAGATCGGGATAATACTCACGAACCCAATCTTTTTCCATATTATTGAAACGCTCTTCGTTTCGATCAAATGACAGACACTCGAAAGGAATCTGCTTGCCATTTTTACCTTCTAGCCAGTATACATAACGAGCGAGTACATCGCCAACGAGTCTTACTTCGTTGTCGCCATCTCGATATGCGTATGAAGTGATAGAAGATTTCTTTGCGCCGCCAGCGGCTTTGTTAAATGATAGTGCCATTAGTGTATATCCTTTTGTTTGACTTCTTCATATTTAAAATGTACTTTGTCATTTTTAACACGAAGTAGGCTGTTTTCGTTAAATAATTCCACTGGTATTTCAACTAAGTTAAGATCCAGAGTAGTGTCCCCAGTTATTGCATAGTCCGCGTACGAACGTAAAGAAGCTAAAGCGACATACTGGGCTATTTCGCGATAGCTATACTTATAAGCATTGTACAATAGTACATCGGGATGTACCAAGAAGGATGTCCCAATAAAACTCTTTGTACTATACTTGTAAAGTTTGTCATATTTATTTGCAGGTATTTCTTTAAGGTACACCATCTTAAGAAGGGTATACATAGTTTTTGGATTCCCTTCCGATGTATCAAAGATTTTTTCCAAATCATAGAACAACATATTATACTCTCATTTGAGGCATTTGTCAAGAAGTATTTTTCTACGTTCAAAGCTGATTTATCTGATAACCTTGCTTCATGTAGTACCCCATTCTGTTAGATGCCTGTCTTTGTGCTGTTTTACCTTTTAGATGAATGTCTATTACCACTGGATCTCGTTTTCCATCCATTTTACGAATAACTCTTCCCACAAGCTGGGTAAGAAGAGGCTCGTTATTGATAGGGGTAGCGAGAATAAGGCAAGACAAGGTGTTAACCGAAATACCCTCACTAAAGATTGCTTGAGTTCCGTATAGTACATTTTTATCTCCGTGTAGTATTTCATTTATGAGTGTTTCTCTATCTTCATGTGCTACCTCGCCTGTAACACATATAGATTTTTCACCAGTCAGTTCGGCGCAGCTCTTCAAAAAATGAACTCGATCCGACACTACCAAGACTTTATGCCCTCGTGCCGCATACGCGGATGCTAACATCGCGACAGAGTGACGATACTCGTCGTTATTTGCGATAGTATTGACTCTCTTAGCCCAAGGGATGTTGGCCCCGTCGGGAAAGCGAACTTCACTTCTGTAAATGTGAATGGTTGGCGTGAGGAAATTCTCTTTCGTTGGTTTGAAAATATTCGGGCTGAAGTAGTCTCGGAAGACTACATGTTTTCCA